AACAATGACGTAAACCCTAACTATGTAAAGGGAAGTGGTGATCGCCGAATAAGGGGTTACAGGGTGAAAACTAGGGATGGCAATGACTACTACATTGAGCCAGATCCAAACAATCCTGATCCTCAGTTTAGATTTAAAGTTTACCCTCAAGATCGTAATGGTAACCCCAATTTAGACGAGCTTGTAGCTACTTACAGGACTAAGACTGATGCGGTAAACTCCTTAGAGCAAATAGAGCCACCCGACATCGGAACTTTCTTGCCTGATTTTGATACTCAGGACGATGTAATAACTGGAATGATTCTAAAAAACAGTGGAACTGCCCAAGATTTCTTAGAACTATCTGGAAACAATGCACAAACTAGAAATTTGTTGCGTGATGCTTGGTTGCAAAGCAAGGGATTATATGCGGGAGAACCAATTAACCTTGATAGAATTTTAAAAATGTCACCTGAGGACATGGATATGGTTCGTGTACTATATCCAGAAGGTCAAAGACCATCACCACAAGCAGGTGTTGCTGGATGGAACGATAAGGTTGCACTTTTTGAAAAGCTAAAAAAGGTAGCTAAAGATAAAGATAAAAATATAGCTAAGATTTCATCGCAAACATTTGACCGAATTTTTAAAACCAATTCAAAAAGGGAACTTGCGGAACTTGAAAGGATTGCAATACAAGAGGGTGAAGTAGCCGAGGAAATGGCAAAACAATCTCAGACCATGGTGAAGATGGCTACCGAAGGCAGAATTCCTTTGCCTAAAAACCGTGTTGAAATGACAACATTTTTGGAGGGGGTTATGCGTTCTACCCCCGAAGAGCAAAGAAAATTCGTAGCCTTATTTGGTACTGACCCTGATTCTCCTGCCCTCCTGGAGTTGCAAGGTGCGGTTTTCCATGAGTTAGTTCGTAGAACAAAGGTTCAAGGAAAATTAGTTACTCCAGCAAGTCCCAAAGATAATGTCCTATGGGATCCGTTTGTAATGGCGGATGAACTGGAGTCCTCCAAGGAGCTTTTATTGGCTTTATTGGGGCGTGAGGCGTATGCAAACGTAGTTACTAGTAACAAGGTATTAATGAACTTAACTAGACCCACCTTGGATGAAGCTGGAAAACAAATGGTTCCTCGTGTCGCCGCGACTGGCGGCGGGTTGAGGATTTGGTTTGGAAATGTCGCCGCACCCGTTACCGATAGACTCGGTTCAATGGTTCTTACTATGCAGTCAAGGTTCCCCATAACAAAACAAGTCATAAGTGCAAAACAGTACGACAAGTATCAAAATGCTCTTTTGAAAACTATACTGCTCGGCAGAAGGGGTCACGAACTTATGGATAGTGAAGTGCAGGATTCTCCCGAAATGATGAAGTTTGTGCAAGACCAACTGCAAGGGATTAAGGACGAAGCTAATCTATTAAGACCAGAAGCGTTTCCAGACCCCATTGAAGTTCAATAAAAAACCCTACCCCCAAAAAGGGAGCAGGGTTTCCAAAGGGGGTAAACGGAGAGAAAAGAAACGAACTCTCTGTTGGCGATTACTCAACCAACTTCCCTTTGACGATTTATATTATATCTTGATGGTCAATATTGATTAGTCAAGGTATAACATAAAGTTTTTAGGGGTACCCACTTTTTAGTGAAATCTACCCACACAATGATAGTGTTTAAAAATACAACCGATGTCCCGCTCGCCTTCACGATTCTTAGCAATCTTATAGACTAGCTCAGTATAAGCACCCCTGCTATCTATGCCCTTAGAAGATTCGGTATCTCCCCTAGCGGGATACATCAGAAGGACGACATCCGCATCGTTTTCAATGTCCCCCGAATCCTTTAGATCGTACAAGCTAAGTCCACCCTCCCTTTTAGCACCTTCACGATTGACTTGAGCAAGCAATATTACCGCTACGTCTAGCTCCAAAGCCATTTGCTTGATTCTGTGGGATATACTGGCTATGCCTTCGGCTTTGCTCATACGGGACGAATTAAAGGGTATTAACTGCAAGTAATCAATTACTACAAGTTTTACTCCCATCTTCTTAACTAGGCTCCTAGCTTGTCCTGCTAGGTCGTCCGCACTTTTTACTGTGTGAATAGTATAAATTGGCAATTCGGCAAGCTCCTCATTGTGCTTTATAAAGCCTTCCGCCCGTTTTCTACCCTCTTGGGTTTCGTCAATGGTCTTATAATTAATACCCGAAAGAGTCTGAAGTAATCTTTTGGTAATCTGCTTTTTGGGCATTTCAAGTGAAAAAATGGCTACCCCCTTTTTCTGTCTCTTGGCTGAGTTCAAAGCTATGTTCAAAGCTAATGCCGATTTACCGCAAGATGTTGGGGCGGTCAATGTAAGCACTTCGCCCGATGCAATTCCGCCGTTTCCCAACATAGAATCCAGTCTTCCTACATTGGTTGTAATGACATCGGGTTCAAATCCGCCCTCTAAAATGGCATTTATGTCCCCGTTAATGGCTTCAGTTGCCGATAAAAGGTTGTAGTCCTGTACATCCACCCGAATATCGGCGTTTAAGTCCGCTTCAAGTTGTGCTTTTATCTCATTTGAGGGGGTTGACTCCTCTTCCGCTACTTCTCTAGCCAGTCTACAAGACCTTATAACATTCCGTAACCTAGCTTTCTCTGCTACTGTCTTAGCACAATATTGTAAGTCCAACGGGGTTGTCACATTGTCCATAATGGAAAACAGTCCTACCATCCCGCCAATCTCATTGGTTGCGTTGATGGATTTAATCTGCTCCATTACCGAAACCTCGTTGAGGGGTTCGTTCTTATCGCAAATGGATTTTATCGCTCCAAAAAGAAGCTTTCCCCTAAGTGAGTAAAAGTCCTCCGAGGACACAAGATGGCTTATGTCGTCGTAATGACTGCTATCGCCTACTTCTATGCAGGTGGCTACTATCTTCTGCTCCGCCTCTTCATTGTGAGGGGGTGTCGGTATTGTTTGATCTAACATTAATTTCTTTTATTTGGTTTAAAATTTGGTTGAGAGAAGTTAGATAAATAGTTCTCTCCTTTGAGCTTTTTGAATTATTAACTTCTTTAATCATTCTTTCAGCCATATCAATTAATACATTAAGTTCTTTCATTTTTCCTTTCGTTTAAAGACAAAAAGCCCCCCAACTTCAATGAAGAAAGGGGGCTAGCATTTATTTACCTCTTTCCAACATGCCTAAGGCTATTAAAGAGTAACCTATTAAGTCTCTAAAAATATCCTTCTCTTGATCGCCAATTGACTCAACCGCTAGGGTTCCATTAGCACACAAGGCTTTAGCTCGTTGGAATTTATCTTGCATACGAATGCAGATTCCAGTCAAAGGGGGTACCCCGAATTCAGTTGATTGATCAAAATTTTCAAACGGATTGACGCAAGATTCGCCTCCAGTATAGTCAGCATTTTTCTTGGCAGTTAGTTCAAGTATAGCATCAACTTCCCGTTTGCGGAAGTCACTCCACCACTGCTTATCGTATATTTCAATCTTCAATGAATCGGATTTCATCCTTAGAATGGTGCTTCGTCGTTAGTTGGCACCGAAGGTGTTTTAGGGACGCTTGCTGAGCTAACATCCACTTGTTTATCTTCGGGGGCGTAATCGCAAGCGAGACTTAGCATAGCTTGCCCGTTTTTGGTTTGTCGTTTCCAACCCTTGAGGTAGTAAACTCCCGCTTTATCTACTGTAATCTTACCAGTATAATCGGGATGATTTTCTTTCTCTTTTCGGTCGTTAATAAACAACCCACCACTATTTATGTATTTTGCTTGTTCCATAATTAAAATCCTTGAACAGGTGTTTTTTTGGCGTGTTCCTTGCCGTGAGTATTTGTAGCATCGGGATCCTTGGTGTCGTCAATTGCAAACAAAGCGTTCAATGCATATTTACGGGCATAACTTGATGCACTCCCAGTAATCTGAGCTTCATCCATTCCCTTTTTAATAACTGCTTCGCGGGCGAATGCCTGTGCATTGATTAATTGATCGCTATCGCTACAAGCAAGAGTTGCATTTGCTTTTACATAGTGGCGGTCGCCTACTTGTACAATATCGTCATTGATAACCAAGGTGCAGTTCCATTCATTCAACAATGGTTTTACTGCATTCAGTATATCTTCTGCGGATCGGTAGCTATAACCACCGAATTTGTTTACTTGTCCTTTCGGAGCCTTCAAAGAGGATTGTATCCCCTGTAACTTTTTTCTTATGTTATTTTCTTCGCTCATATTTAGCTTTGGTTAATTTGCGGAAGAGTTCCGCTCTATGTTTTTGATTAGAACACTTCTCAAGTTCCTCTTGTGTTGCGTTCATAGATTCCAAGATTTCAACCTGCTCGGCATT